AGCCTCATCGCACACCGCAGCCATGGTTATTTTGTGAGCCTTGGCCCTTGCGCGTATTGTGTGAATTGATTCCATGGCCGCATTCTAATTGCGGTATATGTAAAAAAACAACATGGACAAAATTAGTTCTTGCAAGATAAATTAATTGTGTCTTACACTGTTACTACTGTTTAACTTAAACGAAAGAAACCGATGAAACAGAAAATCATTACCACCCTGATCGAATGGACCTTGGCCATCATTATTTTTGGTGGTATTGGCGTGATGCTGGCTTGGAGGGGTTGATATGAACTACGGCCCAACACCTAATTGCCCTAGAGGCTTGTTCCAGTTCGACTGCACTGTGGAAGATGTGGACCTTATATGTTTTCTGGAATACATCCCAGAAGAAAAAGGCTCGACAGATTACACTGCCTTGCCTTATGAGCCTGACTATGATGAGTGCATGACCCTCAATAATGCATACATCGCTGGCACTGATGTGGACATTGCCCACATGATTCTGCAAAGCATGGTGGATCACATTGAGGTCTCTGCTTTGGAGAAGCTCAATGACCGATAAAGAGCTACCACCCGCCATCGATGCCTGCCTCGACCTGGTCAATGACTTACTCCACCCAGAAGTCTTTGGCCATGCAATACCGAATGAGGTTAAAACCCGTGCATTCGTTGTCAAAACAATGCTGGAGCGCTTAAAAGCCAGAATGGAGACCAGCACATGGCCAGAGGCTTAAAACCCCGTGTAGAGCCTGCTATTAAGGCAGCGCTTCAAAAGAAAGGGAACCTCTCAGACCTTGACTTGGCCAAACTGTGCTTTTGTGCCAGGCGCAGTGCTGCAAGGATTCTGTTTGACCTTCACTGCAATGAATTGGTACATATCAGCGGATATACCAGGGTGAGCTCCAATGGCCAGTGGCGGCCACTGTGGTCATGGGGTGATGAAGAGGATGCCATTGCACCTGGGCCAGTGCCAGGCGCTGATCGCATTAGGAAATATCGCGAGAAAAAGAGTGCAGACGATAAAGACTTTGACGCTGCCAGACGCAGGCAGAAAAGACGGGTTGTGAAACGCGACCCACTTGTGGCCGCGTTTTTTGGGTCTTAGTTATTCTTGCGCACCGATAGCCGCACCAAATCCCATTTGTTCAGCCTTTTTGCGCAGTGACTGGGCCAATGGCTCGACTTTCATAATGTTAGCCTTGCCCATCATTGTTGCTGCCAGCTTGGGATCAAGCATTGCTTCAACAAGCAATTGCTGAATCTGCTGATCAGGCAATTTATAAAGAAAGTCCAATGGCCTTGTCATGGTGCGCAGTGTGGTGTTGTCAGCCAATGACTCACTAAACACACGGCCAATCAGATTGCCCATGCTCATGTTCTGGAATGTATTCGAGCCTGGCGCCTTCACTCCTGGTGCAGTTGCAGCCTGACCACGATTGATCTCATTGATGATGTTGTCCAAACGGGTCTGAGCCGCTGGTGACAATTGAGTGCCAATTTCCTCTGCCTTGGCGGCCACTTGTCTGCGCAATGCTGACGCTGCTAAGACTGGCTCACCCGTCATCAGGTTGGGCTGACCAGTTGTGACTTTGGCCTCGATGCCTTGCAACAAGCGCATCTGGTCAATGGCGCTCGATGACTTGCCATATTTTTCCATGTAGCTCTTAAAGCCTGGAGCGCCAGATTCAATGGCGTTGTCAATGACTGGCAATAAGTCTGCAAGTTGGCCTTTAGCCAAACGCAAATTGGCTTGTTCGCCTGCCAACTTGCCAGCCATGGCATCTGTGATGTCTTTTCTGACACTGTACAAAGCCATGGGGTCAATGGTCCCAGTATCAGGATCAACGCGCCTAGCCAATAGACTGTTGACATAGCCCATTGCCTCATCGACTGATTTGCGCTGGGTTGCAGGGTTGGCCATGATGCCGGAAATGGCATTTGTGATTGGCTCGACACTTACCGGCTGTTTGTTGGCAAATGCAGACTCACGCATTGGGGCGGTGATGCTGGTGCGTTTGGCTTCAGCGTATGGGATAGAGCCAGGCTGAGTTACATCGCCACCACGGCCACCGAGCCTTCTGAATGATTCAAGCAAAGCCTGCTGATTTGCAGACAAAACGCTTGGGAATGCGCCAGACTGGTCCAAGCCTCGAATGGCAGTTTCAGCCGCAGCCAAGCCAGGATCACGCGCACCAGCTGCTGTCGTGACTCTCACGCCTGGGACAAGAGGCTGGGCCTGTTGCAAGTTCTGCATGGCTCGTTGTGGGTCTGTGGCCAATTTGTTCAAGACATTACCAACAATGACCTCACGGCCTGCTTGTGTGAATGGTTTGACTAAGCCACTTGGCGCTGCCAATGCTCTCTGAGTTGTCGAAAGTGTTGGACCACCAGGCGCGACCATACCAGCCAACATTGCACCGCCAACTTGGAGAGCTGGAGGCGCACCACCTTCACGCAACATTCCACCAGCGCCTGATGCTGTCAATGCAGCCGCGGTCTGGGCCTTGGGGCTTTGCGCAAAGAATTGAGCCAAGTCTCTGGCCATGCCAGGCAATCTTGGTGCGACTTCACCCGCAATACGGGCAACACCACCAGTGCCATAACCGGCAGTGGCCACATCTTGCATGATGCGCTCTTGAGGCGTTCTAGCCTCTGGAAATCCAATGCCTGTCAATGTTCTTTCAACGGCTTGGCTTTGCGTTGGGATTCTTGTCCCAGCAGCCAAGTTAAAAAAGTTGACCATGGGATCGACCACCATAGGCAGCAGGCCACCAGCAGTCAATGCCGCTTGGGCCATGGGTCGAACAGCCATTCCAACTTGACGGCCCAATGTATCTGGCGCTTGAGTTGATGCAATCTTTTTTAACTCTGTCGGTGCAGTTGAATTGATAAAGGCAGCAATTTGCTCATCAGTTGCGACATCTGGAAACTCTAAAGTCCCAATGCCTTCAATGTTAATTTTTTTCATACTGCCTCATTCAAATTCAAATCGACCATTGCGGAAAACCATGCGTCTTTCAGCAGTTGGTGCTGATGGCCCACCCGCTGCTGGCGCTGGCGCTAATGGGGTGTAAGGCTCATAAGCCTTACCAGCAGCCTTTTGCATTCCCAATGTAACCACGCGCCTAGCTTCTGCTTTTTGCGCAATCTTCTCGGCTGTATCGCCCACCATTGGGAAATAGGTTGCATATTCTTGTCGCGCTTCATCCACACCAATGGCAGCGCCAGACTCTTTGCGCAGCTTGGCGCGAATCCAATCTTGCGCTGCTTGGTCAAACTTCTGGGTATCAGCACTTTGGCCGCTTCGAGCCGCTACACCACCTAAAAACGGGATAGCCTCAAGGGTGCGAGTCATTGCTCCTGGTTGTGAGCCAGCAGGCAAACCGCCAATGATGCTTTGAGCCAATTCCATGCGCTGGGCAAATCCGGCAGCATTTGTTTCGCCTTCTGTCGGCTTACCGCCAGAGACACCTTTGAGTTGACCACTTGGTCCCATAATTGGCTGGGCCAATCCACCGGCTTTAGGTATATTAAAAAATCCTTCTGGCGTTTCGACTCGGTCAAATCCACCACGGGCAAATTCTTGCTGACGCAAACCAAGGCCAGCTTGAGCCACACCTAAATTGCCACGATTTACTGCAAGGTTTCCTTGGGCAACAATATTGGATGCCACTTCTCCTGGACTCATAGTTTTTGCAATGCGCTCAAGTTCCTTGTTTGTGTTTTTGTCACGCACACTGATGTAAGAGCCAGTATCTTGATAGTTAAACTCAGGACTGCGCTGGACATCCAACAACTTCATGCCGCCTGATTCGCTCAAGACATATGAAATTGGTGTGCCTTTTATACTGTTACCAAACTGTGGTGTTGTAGAGTATTTTTCTGGGGGCTTAATCTTTAAAGCCTGACTCATCAGCTTGTCTGCATCATCAAATTTGCCAAATTGATTGGCCACATCAGCCTTGCGCATCAGTTCGTTATATCGCTTTTCTGTTGCGGTCAAAGGCGCTGGCGCTATTGTTGGTTGCGCTTGGATTTGGTCCATTAACTGCGCTCTTTCTGGACTTGGACCAAATGGGCCGGCAACACTCGTGGGTGCAGTTTGGCTAAGTAAGCTCGCTTGTGCTGACGTTAACGGCTCTTGCGGTTGCACAGCTTCTGCTGTTTGGGGCGCTCCAGCCAAAGCTGTTTGATACTGCCCAACTCGTTGCATCTCTTTGAGCTTTTCACCAAGCATTAAATCTTGCAAAGAGCCAGCACGGGCTTGTTGATAACCTTGCTGGCCAGCCTGCAAAGCTGATCCAAGCGCTTGGCCCAAATTGATTGGCACTGTACTACGGCCACCAGCCTGTAATAGTGCGGCAGCTGCTGACAGTGCAGCATTACGGCCCAAGAGCTTGCGCTGATCTTCTGTCAGCAATGCATCAAGTCCCGTTGGTGTTCCACCACCGCCAAACATATTGCCTAAACTTGCAAAATCAAATTGAGTAGCCATATTTCCACCTTAATCCAATAAACCTCTAAGGCGAGTATTCACCACATCGCCTCTGCTCATTATGTTAGTTGATCCTGTATCTGGTGCAAGCAAAGATGCCACCCTCATGGCCCGTCTTTCTTGACCAGGCTTGATGGCCAGCTCTGCCACCGGAGTCCCAGCTCTATCCATGGCCACCGCCACATTGTCAAAGCCCTTTGCCTGATCGTATGCATAGCCAAACAATGCCATGCCAACATCTTTCTCAGACCCTTGGTCAATGATCCTGACCTTTGCAGGGTCACTGGTGATCACAATGCCTCGGCTTGTCTGAGCCACTGTCAGCCCATCAGGGATGCGCGAGGGCATCGGTGATCCAGGCGTGATCAGGATGGTGTCACGCTTGCTTGATGGATCAAGCAAAGCCATGAGCTGCGCATCAGCGTAGCGTTGTGGCTCTGGGGTTGGGGTGTTTGGCATATTAGATCAGACTGAGTAATGCACCAATGCCAGCGCCAGTTCCTGCCGTCAGACCAGCAGCACCAGCCAATTGAGAGCCAGCCAATGCACCGCCCAATAGGCTAGAACCAACATTCTGGGTATATGGGGTTGTTGCCACCATGCCAAGATTTGCAGGCTGCGCACCCAGACTTGACTGGACCACCCCCAAACGCTGCAAACCAATGTTTCGAATGGCATCCATTTGTTGCTGGTCCAAAGCCTGACGCGCACCGCCAGCGCCCATGACCGCTTGAGCGCCACCAAGACGCAATGCTTGTTGCTGTGCAGCAAGACTGCCAAGAGTGCCAGCCGCACCAGTACGCAATTGCGCACCTTGCAAGCCTGCTTGCTGATTGGCAATGTCGGCTGCTGATCTTCGGGCAATGTCGGCCTGCTGCATAGCCATGGCCTGATTGAATGCCTGCTCGTTTAATGTTGTCCCAAGTGTGGCCGCCTGCTTGGCAAACCCTTGGTTAGTGAGAGCCTCGGCCACACCTTGGCGTGATCCACCAAATGCACGGGCAGCCGTTGCGCGCTCACCAGTCTGGGCAATAGCAGCGCGTCTTGCAGACTCTAAATCAGACAATGCGTTTTCACGCACCATGCTTGTGTATGGATTCATGTATGAGCCAATAGTGCCTGGTCCTTGACCCATGCTTAGATTGGTCTGCTGCGCTGAAATCTGCGCAGGCTGATAGACACCGCCATAAGCCGCCATTTGTGCGGCCAAGTCTGTGCCAGATATGCCTGGGCCAGCGAGGCCCGTGTTGACCAGAGCTTCCTCGCCTGCCTGATACAAAGGGTTATATCCAGCAAACTGCTGGACCGGCAATGCACCAGCGACCCCTTGGGCCTGCTGAAAGTTGGCCAAGAATGCTTCTTTGATCTGTGGATCAATGGAGCTTGTTGAGGTTGTTGTTCCACCTTTTGACATATTGCCACCTTATCCGAGTAAAGATTTCATTTTCTTGGCAGGCACTTTGCCTTCATTGATCATGTCCAAGAGTCCCTTGCCATACTTGTTGACTGAAGACTTCTTGATCACATATTCGCCTTTGTCCAAATAGCCCATGCCATCATCTGGACCTTGTGGGTCTGGTCCGAGGAGGCTGTTAACCATGCCACCTTTGGCAAATGCAGCATCACCAGGAGCGCCAGTGCCTGGTCCACCACCAGTGTTTCCATCACTAGCGGCAGCAGCGCCACTATCACCACCGCCACCAGAAAGGTCTACGGCAGTATTTCCAGCAGCCGCAGCCGCAGCTCTTGCCGCATTGGCCGCTGCGATCTGGTCATATAGACCAGGGTTATAGCCACCCATTGGCAAGTTGCCGACAACATTCTGATAAGGATTGCCGACTGGTCTCATCTGGCCCATGATCTGGGCATAGGGTGAACCACTGCCACCCACTGCAAATGGGTTGTACTGAGAGCCAATTGGAATGGATTGATAGTTGTTGAAGTTCTGGGCAAAGCCTTGGGTTGCACCAGCAAATGGCGTGGTCGCTCTGAAACGATTTTCAATGTCTGTGCCAGGCATTCCAGTGATCTGACCCACTTGGCCCGTTGTGATGCCAAGACGATTCATCTCGGCAGCAATTTGGGTGTCAGTCAAATTAGGCGTTGTTTTGAGCCAGTTGGCAAATACGTCGTAATTGCTTGTGGTGACTGGCGTTGTCACTACTGGAGTTGTCACAATTGGTGTTGTCACCTTGGGAGCAAATGGTGCAAGTCTTGACTGCACTTGGCCAACTGGCACACCCGTCATGCTTGAAATCTGCTCGGCATTAAGGCCCAAACGATTCACTTCAGCAGCAATTTGTGCATCAGTCAGATTGGGCGTTTGCAAATAGTTATAGAGACCAGTCTCAGCTTGCGTTGCAAAGGTTGGCTTTGTAGCCGTTGCAGTTGGTGTCGCAGCCGTCAATCGCTGCTGCACAGTGGCCGCTGGCACACCCGTCAAGGCAGAAACCTCTTGTGCTGAAATCCCAATGCGGTTTATTTCATTGGCAATTGCCGCATCTGACAAGCCTGGTGTTTGCAAATATGCAAGCAATTGTTCGGTTTTTGTAGCCATAGTCTTCCCCTAAAGTTCCTTTGCAAGTACAGCCCATTTTGGTTTGTACCCTTCGTCTTTCAAAAATGTCTCTGACCAGCCCCTTCGGCCTGCTAGAGTCACCCTGGTGCAACCAACAGATTTGCCCCAGGATTCGATCAATGGTCTCATCCGTGAGAGTTCATCTAGGTCGCCACCAGCCAGAAAATAATGCAAATTCTTGAGCCTGGGATAGACAATGATCTCTGTCAATACGACCGAGTCCTTGGCTGGCCACAGCTGTAATCTGTGGTTTTCCACCATCTCGGCAATATCATCAAAATTATGTGTGCCTCCAGAGTATTCTAATGCCGCCTCAACGTGTTGGCGCAGCCTTTCCAAATGCTCTTGGTCACTCATCTCTTACCTGATGGCACGGCCTCAAGTCTCATTGTGCCAATGCGCCAGTCAGCCAAAGTATTGCCAGTCACCTTCATATTGACTTGCCGACCAGAAAACCTCACTGAAGTTGGGTTTGCTGCCGTATATGGGCCAAATGTGGACTCAGTGCTTGTTGGGTAAAGACGGGTTTTAAAAGAAACCACTGCCTCACCAAGTGTCTGCTCATCTGGCACAACTTGGCGCACAGACATGATGTTGTCGCCATTGCCAATCTGTATCGGGCCAGACTCAGCAAACAGTGTTGCGCCATCATAGTCAAAACCAACCTCATGCTCGTTGACTTCGCCAGCCGCATCGACCATCAGTGGCAGCGTAAAAACGCCAGCGTCAGTACCTGATAACCGCGCCAATGTCCCAATGTTCCAGTGATTTTCGCGGTAGTTAAAGGTTACATACGAATCATTCTCGATGCCTGCACTGCTGGGGTAAAACCACCAAATCTCACCAAACTTGGAGTTGTGGACCGCATGGACCTTTGACCGCTGATCCAAATTTATATTGCTAAAAACAAAGTCTGAGACATCGCAGGGTAAAGGCTTGGCATAGCCGTCATAAATCCAAAAGCCTGACTTGCTCATCCAGATCGCTGCCGTATCGATGGCGGCCACCGCTTGGGCAGAAATCAAACCGCATCCAGAGCCAGCTTTCTCAAAGCCATAGACAAATGGAGCGCCAACATACTGGGCCGTGTGGACATCCACATCTGTAAACAATAAATTGATACCCTTGACACGTTTACCAGCCATCAGACTGCCAGCGGTTGTCAGCTCATAATCGCCTGCCTGGTTGTCGCCTGCCGGTGTCCAAAGGGTATTGTCCTCTTGGTCGCACCACTGCACTTTTCTTGGGTTTCCACCAGCGCCAAGTGCAAACAGGAATCGCTCGGCAGTTACCAAGATGGCCTTGTTGCTGGTCGGTGCGTTGGTAATGGCAGCCGCCAAAGTGGGTGTGGTAAAGCCTAATTGCCACTCGTAAATCTTGCCATCGTAGTCTGAACACCCGACCAAGTATTCGCCCCAAGTGTCCAGGCTCCAAGTGGTGGCTATGTTTGCCGATCCCGTGTCTGGCCGTGGCACACCATAGGCAAAACTTCCATAAAGGTTTTTGCCATATCCAGTGGTGCTTGTTGCATCAACAAAACCAGGTGTAAATCCAGTGGGTGTGATGTCTTTTAAAACACCCAGCACATCCATTGCAAAGAGCTTGGAGTGAGTGCCAAGGCCAATGTAAGAATTGGAGCTGTTATCGCGCCAGGTAATGATCGCCCTGCAAGCACCCGTCACAGTTGATGCAGACTTTGCCCTCCAGCCATTGACAGGCCGGAGTGTGTTTTCATACCAGCGCACAAGGTTGGCATCGTTCCACCGGCCAGCAGACTGATACTCAGTGCCATTTCGGTAAACACCTGGAGGTAATTTGATGGGTATGTACATGGCTAAATTGTAGGTAGATTTGAGACAAAAGACACAGTGGCAATGGCTGATGGCACTGCTGGCCGTGTGGGGCTGGAGCCGGCAGCAAAATGCTCCAAAGTCACACTTACATTGTCAACTTTGTAAACGATTTCAACATAATCGCCTGCATTCAATTCAATAAAAAAGTTCAAGGCCGCAATCATGTGGCTTGGATCACCCGTGCTTTTTCTTGCAGGGGGGTGATACCGGCTGTTTGAGTTGTCTACGTTTGTGCCATTCTTGCGAAACCAGATATCCACATCATGGCTGTCGTTGGTGGTGTTTTTAAGTTGAATTGAAAACTGGATGTTAAAGACACCAGAGTCTGCGACATTGAGCCTTGAGCTGTTTGACAGCGTGACCCCGTTGGAGATGTCTGTCGTGTTAAACGTCACAGCAGTGGCAGCAGTGGTGCTTGCCGCTGCCTGGTCAGTCGAATCGTGAAAAGCCCCATGGGGGGTGTTCAAAAACTTGCCGCC